ATAATTTCTTTTCCTTGAATTTATTTAAGTCAAAGCTACCTCTCAACTCAGCAGATACCGCTGCTGCTAGTGATGTGTCTTTTTTAGCCATTTTGTTTAGTTATTAGTCTTCGTCATCAAATAATGAATCAAATTTACTTGCTTTAGGAGCTGGTTTAGCTGTTAAAGTGTAATTTTGAGTTTTAGGAGCTGCTTCCCAAGGTAAGTCATCTGTTTTGTCTTCAGTAGTAACTTCATCATCAATGATTGAACCTTCTTCTGCTTCTTCAGGTGTTAACCACTCTTGTAAAGATGCTTTCATTTCGTCAAATGAATACTTTTTAAACTCTTCAATTGGATTTGGTTGTTCATCTAACCAATTTTGAATTTGATTAGCATCCTCAGACAATGGAGTAACTTTTGTACGAGCCATAATTGTTGATTTATTATACTGTGTACCAGTTACATCTGGTCCTACTGTATTAATAATAATGTCTCTACCTTCTGCTACGTCTGTAAAGTCTCCTACGTCCTCGTTATCAGCTAAATTTAAGAAGTCCATATATAACTCCTTACCAAACTGCCATAACTTAATTCCGTTTGATTCTTCACCTCTAACAATAACAGGAGCAAAAATTCTCATTTTTGGATCTAATTTCTTAGCTAATCTCCAATTTTCCTTGTCATTTGTACTACGTAATTGTTTTGCAAATTCAGCAATTGGATCTTTATCACCCCACGATAGAGGAGAGATCATTACTTTTTTGCCAATACCATAGTAGAAATATAATTCTGTGAATGGGTTTTTCTTATTATACTTATTAGGTACAATACGAACATTTTGTTTTCCGATTGATGGTTTCCAACCTGAGTTTTTCTTGTCGGTTTTGTTTGAACCGGGTTTAGCTTGTAGTTTCGCAAGCTTCGATTTGATTTCTGATAAATCCATAACTGTATATTTGTTTAATTTAAAACTATTATTATTCTATAATATAATGAACACATTATGTGAGGCCAAACTAAGGCCCAAAAATTGGACCTTAGATGATTTTGTGTGGTATGTTGGGGTGATTTTTTATTTTATTTTGTTTTGATCATTAAATTTTGATTTTAACCATTCTTCTTTAGTAAGAGGTGCTCCACATTTATACAAAATAGCAGCACATCTTTCACTAGTTTTTTTAATTTCATCTACACCTTCCCAATATTTTTTTACAAAAATATCATATTTTTCATCTATTGTCATAAACTTTATATTTTAATTATTATCCTACAATCCAATCACCATTTATTTGATTTATAGCTACATCTTGATCTTGGTAATTATCATCATATATATGAATACCTGCGGCATCTGTTTCAAAATCCATACCTGCTGCTTTAGCGGCATATATAAAATTTTGTCTATCTAAATTCAATACCTGTAGTACTTTATCTAATTTATCATATCCATATGGTTTATTAATTAAAGCTTTAATTACTCTTACAGCATTTTTACCTTGTATAGTATTAACAAATGTTTTAGCCTTTTTTATATCTTGAGCTTCTTCATCTGCTAATTCTTTATCTACATCATCCCATGTTTTTTCTTCATTAATTTGGTTTTCAGTAATAATACCTGCTAATTTTTGCATGCGGATAAATTGTTCGTTTAATGGTTGTTTCATTATAGTGTTGTATTATAATTTTTCCGCAGCGTCTTTTAGATAATCACTTATTACTTCTCTTGGACTTGTATCATAATCCATATTCCAAATATCCCATATAATACCATAAGATGTAGGTCTAAATGTATCTGAATATCCAAATGAATTATCTATTTTACTTAAATAAGATTGAGGAATTGTCCATTCATCTTCCTCTTTATCAAATGTAAATCCTGCAGCTATTAAATTTTTAGCTAATTGAGGAGCAAAAGCTTGCATAATTTCATAATCAATACCATCTTGAACATAACCTCCAAAACTTTCTAAAGCATCCTCATCTTCATCTTCAGCTGTTAATTTATAAGCCCAATCAAAAGCTTCTTGTTTAACTTTTGGATTATTAACTACTGCGTCTAATCCTTTATAGATAGGATCAGTACCTACTAAGTCTAAATATTCTTGTGAATGTCCTTTCCATTGTTTATCAAATTGAGACATTAATGCCTCTTTGTCCATTTCAACTTCGTTAATTTGGTTTTCAGTAATTATACCCGCTAATTTTTGCATGCGGGTAAATTGTTCGTTTAATTGTTTTTTCATTTTAATATTGTTTTATATTTATACATCATAAGACCAACCTAACTCTGTATTTTTTAAATTTGGATAATCTTTAAATATTGCTTTTTCTATTTTTCTTACTTGTTCACCATAAATATCTATATATTTTTGAATAAATGGAGTATTATCTAATTCTAATTGGTCTGGTTGTAAACTTTTAGGAAGAGAAGTAATTTTTGTATTAGTTAAATTAAGATAATCTGTTACATTAAAACCCTCAGGTAATGAAGTTATAGGAAGATTATATAAATCTAAATCACCTTTTATATTTAAATCTTTATCAGTTAATGATTTAAAATCATATAATAATTTATACTTAAATGGAGTATCATATTTAGGATATTTTTCTTTAATAAATTTAAATAATTCATAAATGTAAGATTCATTTCCTATAGGATTATCATCTTTATCCATAAACGCATCTTCTTCATAAGAAAATTGATATTTTTCTTTACTATTTGGCTTAATAAAAATAAATAAAGGACCTTTAGATATATAATTATCAAAATGTTCTCTTGTTTTACCTGTAGCTGTACACCATTCAGTCCCTGAACCTAACTCACATGATACTCCATATAAATCCTTTTTACCCTTTGGTAACATATAAACATCAAATCCATTAGTAGAGCCAATATAAAATTCTTTATACTTATCTGATTTTACTACTCCTTTTTGTTGAGATGCATCTTTTGATTCCTTATCTAATATATCAACTGATGTTTTTATAAAATTAGATATATCTTGAGATGATTTATACTGATTAATATCAGCATATGGGTATTCTTTTTTACGCCTATCAAAAACCATAAAATATTTTTTATATTTATATGCGTCTTCTAATTTAATAGTTTTATCTATTACTTTTTTAAGTAACCAAGTGATATAAGCTGATTTAGGTGTAGTATTAACTATATCATCAAATGATTTCTGGTTAATTTTACCAGAATCTACAAATTGAGTTTTTAGCTGTTCTATTGAAGCTTCAGTTATTAATATTTGTAAAAGTGAAGATAATTTTATCATGATAATAAATATTACACTAAGTCTACTATTTTATGAATTTTAGTATTAAGTGTTTTTAGTTCATTATGCTGAGTTAATAAAATACTATTTTTATAGTGTTGCCAATCAATTCTAAATGATGGGTCAACTACACCTCTATTTAATGATTTAATTAGTTCATTAAGAGCATTAATTGTATATAGTGTGTTTGATTCTTTTTTACGATGTACTAATATTGTATTTGTTGGTATCGTGTTCACGTTACCTTGATCAATATTGTAAGTAATAACATACTCACCTGTATTTTGAACATGTAAAACAAAAATCTTGTTGTACATTATATCATATGTTTTAGAAACCTCATTTATTAGCCCGTCTAATCCCTCTAAAGCAATGAAGGTACATAGTAACCTATTATTCACGTCGAATGTATTAAAAATGTGTTGGAAGTCATAATTTATCGAATTATACATATCGCTGTTTTTATTTAAAGTCATAACTGTTACCTGTATTGGTTTTAATTTGTAATTTGTATTTTATAAAAATTTCACTAATTTTAGGTAAAATATCATCCTCACTTTTATCATAATCTAATAAAAATGAATCATAAGTGTAAAGTACAATTTTTGTATTTTTACCCCTTAATACCTTATGTATATCCATCAATATATTCATATTGTTAGATGTTTCCATATTTTGTAATATATAATTAAACAACTTGTTTGGATTCATGTTATCCAGCTTACTTAACTCATATCTGTACTTAGATATAGGACAATCATAATATCCTCCATATTGCAACATATCCCAAGCCTTATCTATAAACATTTGAATTTTTTTAAAATACTCTAAGTGAGCATATTCCTTAAATACTCCTCCGTATAGTTGTTTAAATGTTAATTCCTTAGCTGTTTTATAATCTACACCATACATTTCTGCAAACGAGGCGTGTATGTCTTTGTCTCCAAAATCATATCCAATTAATTGAGCAGCAAGTGTTGGATGGTAAGCTGATATATCCATTTCTACAAATATATCATTACTTGGAACAAAACTTGATCGTGTTTCTTTTTTTAGTGCTGCAAAGTTAATACCATTATAGGAATTAGCGGGTCTGCGAGTTGTAGTATAGATATTATATTGCGTGAATATTTTATCATTGTCAATTGAATAGTAGTCATTATTTGTTTCATAGTATTTTTCAAATATTGGTTTGTTAAATGTTATACCGTTTTTTTCAATCCCAAATAAAGCCAAAGTAACCCGGTTATTATAAAATTCGAACCACTCGGGCAAACGGTGTGGTATTAATGGTTTGATTTGGTTATACACGGTTTCACACAGTTCATAGTGTTTTGATACTGGTATTATACGATTAGTATCTTGTTTTTGTGGAAAACGTTGATAAAAATGTTGGTGTGTAAAAGTAGGTTGTATATCCGTAGGAGATATTAGTGATATATCGCAACATGCTTTTATCTGAAAGTAATATAAAAATTGTTTCTTATTGCGTACCCACAATTCTGGAATATCTTTTAAAACACTTTCGACATGATTTTTACTTATGTATAATGTTTCACTGTGGTTAACACATATTAGATATCCTTTAGTGTCATCAAGTGGCCTAATATAGACTAATGATACTTTATTTAAGGCAGGATGGATATTAGAATTGAATGGAATTACCTCAACAAATGCTTTTTGTGTCTTAAGATTGTATAAGACTTTTAGTTGATTTAATGTTTCAATAATATAATACATAACCTATTTTAGGCTATAATATACTAAACAAAAATTAGATTGCCAAATTTAAACGTAATACTTTGTAAAGTCGAACTTTAAGTAAGCGTCAAATTGAGGTAATAATAAATTTTTCATAGTTAATAAAACTATGTTACGATTTACTGTTGCAACTTGTTCTTCAATACCTGTTAAGTTCCAAGGAAGGAAAAACGGTAAATAATATTGCCAAAGTATAGTTGGTGCTTGAGATGATAATTTATCAAATGTGTTTTGATCTATTTCTAAATAGATAATTTCATTTGTTTTTTTACAAAAATAACGTCTGTATTCTCCTATTTGATAATCTTGTTGTGTTGGAATGTTAGGATTATAAACAGGGTTAAATACTTGATTAGTACCAATAGGTTTTATACTATTATAAATTGGACTACGTAATGTTGTTACTTCTGGTAATATTGTTTGAGTATTATCAGTAGTAAATGATGCATTATAAGGAATTATTTCTATTACTGGGTTATCATTTTGATTACGTCCTGTAAAATATTGTCCTGTAGAGGTTTTAAAATAATAACCAGTATAAGGAGTCCCAGTGGATTTGATTTGAAATTCTCCTCCATTAGCATATAAATTAGGTGTTATTTGAGATAAGGGATAATACATTAGTTATAAACTCCTTCTCCTATTTTTAGGTAAATATCTAAAGCATAACCAATTCGTTGAGCTAGTCCTTGAACGTTAGATCGTTCATATTTTGCTTCAACTACTTTTGCTGCTTGTACAACACCTGGGATACCAGTAGTTGTTACTTTTTTAAGTTCTCTTTTAGCTGCTCCTTCTACACCATTTAATTCATAAAGAACAAAGTATAATTGAGTATTTAATCTTGTATAATCTTTTCCATTAATAGAAAGTGGTACTAATTCAAAATTTTCTAATTGTTCTTTTCTATATCCTAACCATTGAGCTATACCAAGTGTATCTCCACCTCTAGTAGCTAATGGTTTCATTCCTGATTCTAATATAAAATTACCTATTAAACCTGCTATTTGTTCATTTGTATAACCGGCTATTCTAAAAACTTGATATGCTCGTTTAATAGCTACTTGATCAAAATCTTGTGTTTCTAAAATTATAGGAATTCCTCCAGCATTAAATGGTAATGGTTTATTTGTTATTTTAGGTAATGATAAAGATTCAATAGTTGTTTTCCATTTATTATTTTGAATAGTATGATTTATTCCTTTAATAAGGAATGTCATTTCTCTATCATAATTTGAAGGTAAATATTTAGTATCAACTGTAAATTCTTGATAAATTTTCATACCAGACATACCAGTCATTTCTAATGATACATTAATAGGGATAAATCCTGTTGATGTTGAAGCCGAACTTGTAAATTCAGCCATTACATTTTGTTGGTAATTTATAAATGAGTTTAATGTTGATTGATAAGTGCTAAAATTATCTTCATTCCATTGTGGTGGATTATTATTATCCGCCATATTCATACTTTGTACAAATTCAACATATCTTTGAGATGCAAGTTTATATTGATCAAGAAATGAAGAAGTAGCAGTTGTAGGTACAATTTTAGGATCTTCATATTTTTCAATATAACTACTAGTTAAACCAGAGTTTATTCTAGATAAAGCGGTAGCATCTTCTCCTACTACTTTAGCTCTTGCTGCTGCTCCAATAGTAATCATACTAGCAAACTGAGGTGTTAATTCAGTTTTCATTGTCATATCTGTTATAAAACCTGCTGAACCTGATCCATTTGGATTATATCCATATATTTCAAATTTACCAGGAGTTGTACTAGTTTGAGTTTTATAACGTTCATTAAATTTATCTATAACTGAGTTCTTTTTATATAATAAATTTTGATCTATAAATTTAATAACATTTGTTTCTTCATCTATAATAGGAACTATATTATTAATACCACCTAAACTATCACTAATAGTTTTACCTAATGCTTGTAAGAAATCAATTAATAATACTTTAGATCCTGGAGTTATTCGTAATTCATCTAATTTAGTTTCTATAAATGTATAATTTAAGTAAACATTCATAAGTTTACCATATTCACTAACACCATCAATAGATTCTATAAAATCAGCACATTTTTCATCTAATACTTGAACATCTAAATCAGGTATTTCTTTTTTAATTAGTACATATTTAGGATTTGTACTTATTTGATAATCTAAATAATTTATTAAATTAGAATCAACATCATAATCAATTTTAATTGCTTTAATATCATTAATAGTAGGTATAACATCTCCTTGTATTATTCTTAAAAGTGCTCCAAAACGAACATAATAATTAGGTGTACTGTCTTTCCAATTAACTTTAACTATATCTCGTAATTTATTATCACTTAAATAAGTAGGAATACTATAAACATTATCTGTGTTACGTTGAATATCTTTAGTTACTCTATTATTTAATTCATTTTTTAATGAATATAATCTAAAATTAATATTACTTTTAAAAGCTTCAGGCTGTAATGTATTTGCTTCAATATTTTCACCTACTATAGCTTCTCCTGCCGCGTATTCAATAGCAAGTAATCCAGGATTAGTTATAGCTTTTATATTTCTAAATAAACCATCTATAAATGTACTTGTTTCTTTTTTATAAGCTTCAACAGCTGAGTCAGTAGGTACTGTTGCGTCAGTATCAGAAGTAAAAACATTCACTTTAAGTGATTCTATAATATCACCCACACTTCTAATTGTTATGACTATATCATAACTTCCGTCATTATTAAAATTCCAACTAAAATTAACTACTTTACCAAATAAAGCATCATAATTACCAAAACCTTCAAGACGTTTTTTTACTATTAAAGATAACATACTATCTATGCTATTTTTTTTATTAAAAAACTCACTTTCTAAAGATATTGGATCTTTTATTACATCTCCTTTATTATTAGCATAAAATGTATGACCCCACTCTAATAAAACATAAAATCCTAAACGTAAATATAAAGTTTCAATTATTTCAAATTGAGCTCTATCCCAACATTTAATATTAACCGTAGCTGTTTTTAATGAACCTATGTTTTCAGTTTTAATATTAGCAGTTGTTATACCAGGCATTGGTCTTAAACCAAACTCTCCTGCTCCCCAACCATAAGCATAATTATTAAACACAGTAGGTTTACCTGTTGGAATACCACTTTTTAATCCTTTAACACCACCAAATAATATTGCTTTTTTTGCTAAATTTTGTCCAGTTTCATTTAAAGTAGCTACAAATGGACTATTTAATTTTTTTGGATCCGCTATTTCAACAGATGACATTAATTGTACAAATGATGTATCAGAAGTAGCGTAGGTTATAAGTTCAGGAGTTCTTGGATTGTTAGAATTGTATCCAGCCGCGTAAAGTTTTTGGCGGACACCTATTTGATCTAATATAACTTGATTAAAACCTTCACCTAATATATCCATATTAACTATTTATAACGTTGTACGCATCAACTACACTTGATGGGTTTGCTGGTATTCTTAATTGTATTCCTGATGGTATTAATAAACTACCTAAAGTAACTTGTGGGTTACCAATTGCTATTATCCACCATAAAGAACTATCTTGATAAAAATCTTGTGCTAATACATCAAAACGATCTCCTTGCTGAGTATAAACATATATATCATCAGCTGATAAAGGAATTTCTGGGTAGCGTACTGTTACATATACTACTTTTCCATTAATTTTTGTTTGAGGTATTCTAGCGTATCTATTCATTTTATAATCCTTGTAATTCTGTTAAATCATCTTCCTCACCAGGATCTCCTAGTAAAGGAGCAGAATCATAATTATTATTATCTCCAGTTGACAAAGCTATAAATCTTTGATCACCAAATGTTGTAACATTATTAGCGTAATAATTTACACCTTTAATAGTATTTAATAATTCACCTGGATTTCCTTTAATTCCATAATCATTATCTTGTTTTTGTGGAGCAAAAGTATGTATTGGAGTGAAGTTAAATCCTGATACTCTAATCATATGGGGTAATTCTTTAACAGATGGATCACTTCCTCCAAAATCATTAATTCCTATTTCCCAAGGTGATTCTGACGGTACATCATAAGTTAAACTGGTTATAAAACCTGGTTGAGAATATAAATATCCTCCTACAGTAAGCCTAACTAAAGTACCAGACATGTATCCTTTTTCATTATATGTAGGGGCTAAAGATGAAGCTAAATAATTTAATTTTTGATACATTGGAATAAGTTCATCTTTTGATTGAGCAGCTACAGTCCAAGACATATTTATTGTTCTATCAAAATTATTATACGTGTAAAATTTTTCACCTCTACCTATGTATTGAGTATCAGACCAATTAGCTGTATAATTATCTGAAAATGAATCTATAAATGCTCTAAAATGTATAAATGTACCAAATGCTGGCGCATTATTATCTATAACTTCAATTCTAAATTTACATAAATCATTAGTTCCAGCAGGATCTACAAATTGAGAACGATATAATGGTTTAGCATTGATTTTATCTAAAGCACCTAATTTATTTTGAGTTATAGGATCAAGAGCTCCAGCAGTATATGAAATAATATTTTTATCTCGTCTTCCTGGATTACCTAAAAATACTCTATTTTCTATACTTTCATCAGTATAATCAGGAGATATAGATAATATATTTGAGTTTTTAATTCCTTTTCTTAAGTGTTTTCTAAAATCAACTAATCTAGTGACTGTTTTAGTTTGGTATGTTTGTTGTGATTCAAGTGCTAATGCTGGATCAGCAACTATAACTTTAGGGCCCCCACCAGGTAATATACCATAAAATTGATTACGATTATCAATATATAAAGGATTATTAATACCTGTTCTAAATCTACCAGCTGATGCAAACTTTATAGATGTAGATCCTATACCTAAAGTAGATCCAGGTCCTCCTCTATAATTTAATATTTCTGTTCCAAAGGGTGATATTCCGGTTGATGGATTAACAGAAATTGAATTTGTTATTTTTGAATCTTTTAATAAAATTAATCTATTTGTACTTTTTGCTGTAATTCCTATTATAACTTCATTATCATTATATTGAGGAGAAAAATAACCATCGGGCAATAAACCTTGTTTATTAAAATGAGCACCAGCTACTGATAGTCCTACCTGTGCTAATGTATTAGTAGGCAAATATGGACCATTATTTGGTTGTATTTGAGGAGTAGGAATATTTGATGCTTGTGTTCTAACATTTGTTTGAGATAAAACATTTTGTTTAGCTATAAAAAGTAAACCTGGTGTAGTTGTAAAAAATTTAGCTAAACGTTCTACATCTGTTGCAGAACGAGCTATAACTAAACCATTAGTATTAAAAGTAGCTGAGGCTCCTGGGATTGGAGTAACTATAAATGGTTGTCTACTTGCTCCACCACCAGGAGAATCTTTACCGTATTTAAGAGTTAGCAGAGGCTCTACCCCATTTACACCACCTGTATAAACGTTTGGTGTAGGATAACCTGCCCCTCCGTAGAATTTAAATCTCTCAGGGTTAATAAAGATATCTTTTAAGCCCATTACGCTGGTTTAACGTCTACGTATTTTTGTGCTGGAGTTTTGATGTCAAGGTTTGATGGTTGAGGTAATGTATTTAATACTCCGTCATCGTACTTATTGTAATCACGTGTTACAGTTGAGTTAAAAGCACCATTTAATGAGTAGCCTGGAGCTTCTCCAAATGCATGCATTTTTGATTCTTTAGTTGCTAATGGATTAACAGGTGGTGTATTACCTCCATATTTACTTTGGTTTGAACCTTGTTTTCTTAATCTATCTAATAAGCTCATAGTTTTATGTTTTTAATTTTGTTATAAATATTAATATTATGTTACTTTATATGTACCCATACCAAATGCAGTGCCTCCTCTAGTAGTGTCAAATAATGCGACTCCTTCTTTATTTAATATAGCATTTAATGTAGCATTCATTTTTTCCATATGGTTTAACATAGGAATATCAGTTGATGATGAAGATGAACTTCCTCCTAAATTAGTACCTGCTATAACAGTATCATTGCGATCTAAACTATATGTACCTTTTCTACCTGATACCATTAAACCACCGTCTGGAGATATTTGACCATCATCTATTTTAACAGATGATTTAGCTGAATTCATAGCCATTACACCAGCTGCTATACCTCCAGCAATTGCTAATGCTCCTACACCTACAGTCATAGCACTACTTAAGCTTATTGCAGCTAACGCGTTGCCTATCATTGGTCCAAGTAAAGCTAATGCTGATCCAGTTGCTCTAAGTAATCCAGGTACTAAAGATAAAGTCACTGCTGTTCCTGCTATTGTTAATGCAGTTGCTATACCTGATACTAAAGGACCCATTTCTGCGAATACATCTGAAAATTTTTTAGCAGGATCAAAAAGAGCATGCATAATTTCTTTTACACCTTGAAGCGTTTTAGCTATTGGAATTAAAATATTACTTAATAAATCAGCAAGAGGTGATACTATTAATAATATAGGTTCAGCTAATGCTACAAATAATTCTTTTAATTTTTCTATTGTTTGACTAAAACGATCGGCAGCTGATTGTTGAGCAAATTGGTTTGCTAATTGTTCACTACCTAACTGTGCTTTAGCTTCTTCTAAACTTGTTTGTTTAACTAAATTATTAAATTTTTCTTGAGCTGTTTTACCATCAACTTCTGATAGTTTAGCTAGTGCTTCTCTATCCATTAAAGATTGAGCTAATTCATCTTTAGTTAACCCAGCTGCATCAGCGATCGCTTGCTGTTGAATTCTATTCATATTAGCGAAATCAGCAGATGTACCTACTTGTTTTGCTATTTCTTCAGCTGCTCCTGCTATATCATTATTTAAAGCTAAAAATCTTGCTCTTTCAAAGTTAAGATTTTTACCTGTTAATAATTCAGCTTCTAACTCACTAGATATTGAACTTTCAAAATTTAATAACCCTGAAGCTATTTTATCAGCTTGTTCTAAATTTAAACCATATTGCTTAGCTTTTACTACAGCTTCAGCTAATGCCGCTGTTCCTCCTTTTAATGATACTTTAATAGAAGCTGATGTTTTAGATACTTCTCTTAAAACATCCTTTTCATTAATCACTAATTTATTTTGAGCCGCGTAAGCTTCTGCTGCTCCTAATAGTTCAGATGTATTATCTTCTAATGTTTTACCATTAACTAAAGATATTTTTTGAATACCTATTAACTCATCATTAGTATAACCTGCTTGTTCTCTTAATTTAGTAAAGGTAATTAAATCTTCTTCATTTAACATTGCGTTAGTACCTAAAGATTTACCTACAGCTATTAAGCTTTCTTGTAATCTATTAGTATTAACAGCTGATTCTCCTGATAGAGCAGCTACACTAGTTAATTCATCTCGTATATGTAATGCTTCGTAATAACTAACATTAAATGATTTAGCTAAAATTCCTGACTCTTTGTCTACTTCTTTAAGAGCATGAAGTAATTGTTCAATACCTATAGCTAATAAAGCAGCAGGATCAAGAGATTTAGCTAAATTTTTTCCTAGTTCTTTTGCTAAATGTTTAGAAGCTTCAAGATTAGTTACATTACCTTTACTTGCTCCTACCATTGCTTTAGTAGAAGCTAAAGCTTTATCTATACCTAAATGAGTACTTAAAGCACCTAAACCTGCTTTTTGCAATCCTTTACTAAGACCTTCAGCGGCAGCTCCTAAGCTACCCATTGATTTTTGTATTTTATCTGCTATTACAGCTTGTTCTTCAAGTTCTTTATATACTTCAGCTTCAACTAATTTAGCTGCGTTTAAGTCTTTTAATAATGCTTCTTTATTTATTGAAGTACTACGAGAAGCTATTTCAATTTGTCTTTCAATAGATAAAATTTTAAGTTGTCTAGCTTCAATTTGTTTAGTGATATCAGCTCTAGTTAAATCTCCTTTATTTAATTTAGCTTGGTTTTTTTCAATTATATCAGTAGTTCGAGCTAATGCATTTACACCACCTTTTATATCATTAAATAATGTTTTACTGTATGAACTAGTTCTATCAATAGCATTTTTAAAAATCTCACCCATTTGATCAGCAATAGATCGTAACGCGTCTTCAACTATAATTGAAGTTTCGTTAAGTGTACTTTTTATTTCTGCCTCTGCTTTATTCTTAGCCATTTAGATATTTTGTTATAAATATTAAAGGCACCTATTTTCTAGATGCCTTTGTACTATAAGTTGGTTGATTTGATGCTTGTAATTTTTGTTTAGCTGATTTAGGGTCAGCAAAATCAATATTATTTTTATTTTTTGATGTATTATTATAAGCGTCTGATTCTTTTTGTCTTTGATCTGCTATAAAGTTAAATGTTAATTTTCTTAACCAAATAGGCATATCATATACTGTGTGATAATCATATCCACCGTTACCATAATAACATATATCATGGATAACTTTAAATAATTGAAATCTGTATTCGTTACTCAGGCCAAAAAAACGTAATAGTGATAGGAATGTTGATGACCTCCGATTCACCATCTGAATTAATGTAATTTGCTGTTAATTCAATATCGGGTTGTGTTTTTTTAAGATGTTCTCTAAAATCTTTAGAATCTCTAGCTAATAAATAATTATCAACAAATTCTCTAATTGTTTTTTTATCTGTATTTCCACCAACTGATAAAATCATATATTTTAATCTAGTTGATAATTCAGCAGATGAATTTTTATCAATTTTTTTCAATCCATCTAATTCAGCTTGAACTTCTTTTTCATCTTTACCTGTTAATAACTTATATGTTATTTCAGTTTTTGAATGAGGAAATGTATAACTAAAATTATTTGTACCTGGAGTGTGTGTTAATTCATCTAAATAACGAGTTGGGCATTCAGTTAAGTCTACTGTTACTGTTTCTTCACCCATTTTAAAACTATAATCTTTACCGTATCCTAAAATACGAGAAGCAATCATAATAGCATTTTTATCACCTACAATTAACTCATCATAATTAATCTTAGATACAATTAATGATTGTAATAATTTGTCTAAAACTACACCTTGTTTGATATAATTCTGGTTAGTTAATATATCCTCTTCTTTCGCCGTCATATATTTCATTTCGACTTTACCGCTTGATAACGGATTATCTGCGGGGTATATTAAACCTTTTGATGGTAAATCCACCATCTCTGTTGGGAATTTGAACTTGTTGTCTTCCATAAATTTGATTTGTTTATAACTATGTTTATATATATAAATATATGAGAAAAAAAGAAGCTCGCTAAAAGGCGAGCCATCTTAATCCTGTATTTCGGGAGGGGGAGGTTTAGAAATTTAAAATACAATAATCTGGTTGTATAGTTAATGCAATATTTTGTGCTGTTGAATCTGTATCCCAGTTGTAATCACCAAAGTTAGCTGATGTAATTAAAGCACCTTTGATAATCCATTCTGAAACAATATCACCTACTGGTCCTAATACGTCTAATGTTAAGTCTTTCTTATAAAAATCACTATAACCATCTCTACCAGTTACTGATTCGTGATGTAAACGTACCCATTCCATTACCGCCTGAGCTCCTGAAGGAGTGATTGGGTCAAATAATGTCATTTGAATTTCACCCCATTTGCTTTTACCTTTTACAAAACGTTGAACGTTAATGTGATTTAAAGCTACTGCGTCTTGGGTTAAATTTACACCTGCAACTCCTTTAATAATATACGCTGGAATACCATCCATGTATAAAATGAAACGGTTCTGTTGTTTCGGTTCGAACGCTGTGAAAAATATTTCGTTTGGATCTAATACTGCCATGTTTATTTTTTTGTTATTTATTCTTTATTATAAATATTATTTAATTTAATCCTTACGCTGGGAATGTTGCTCCTGTAGGTAAGATGTTGAAATCTAAGTAAATAAATTCAGCTGTTCTTGTAGGTTGGATATAAATTTGTCCGATCAACTCATTTCTATCAATTACGTCTGCTGTATTATTTGTTTCATTCATAATTACTCTAAACGCGTATAAACCTTGTTTTTGTTGAACTGATTCTAAGTATGGATTTACTTGTGATAAGAATACATTTCTTGTTGCTGTTGAATTTTGTTCGAATACTAATGTATTAGCAATTTGTGAAATATAGTTCTTAAGAGCAATTAACAATCTTCTAACATTTACTCTATCTAAAGCTGATGCTTGAGTTTGTAATGTTTTCTGACCATATACTACTGTACCTGTTCCAGGGAATGTAGCAATAGGATTTACTTTGTTTGTATATAAAGTATCTCTACTTGTTTGTGGTAATTTTTGTTCTGCTCTAATTACTTGTAATCCACCTCTGTTAATACCTGCTGGTGCAAACCAAGGCTCAGCTACTGTATCATTAAATGCAAACACACCTGCCATTACTGTTGATGCTGGAACCCAAACGTTCTTTCCTGTAGCAGGATCAATCATTTGAACCCAAGGCCAGTATGAAGCAGCGTATGAAGTATTTCTTGAATTAGCTTGTGTTGTTACAGCAGATAATGTTTGAGTCCCATAAGGCACTAAATCTAATATAAATAAACTATCTCCTCTTGTTTGAGTATTATTAATCATTGATGTACATTGTGATGTATATCCTGAGTTGTATAATCCTGGAGCAAATAAGATATTAAATTTGTATTCATCTTGGTTTGATAATAAGTCAATCATGTCATCATAATCTGCACCTACTAAACCTTGTGTATTTGTACCATTAATAGTCTCGTAAAAATTAGCTCCTGCTGCTACTGTACCTACACCACCTGTAAATGAACCACTTGAGTTAACTGGAATTGATGATGTATATTGTGGTTTAGCTACTCCTGTATTATCAAAATAATACGGAGTTGGAGTATTTACTGCTGAAACTCTTACATAACGTGAAGCGTTAAAGTAAGAACCAGATACTTCAATTTGGTTTGTTGTTGAGTTATAATTTTGATCTTGATCTCCAAGTACTTTAGCTACATAGTTAACAGCAAACGGATCTAATGATAATCCAGTCCAAGTTTCTAATACAATTGGATTATTTGTATTATCATTACCTTGACGAATTAATAAACTAAATGTTCCCGATGCTGTATCTGCGTTTGAGATTTGATATCTAATGTTATCTGCT